AAAGAAAACTTAAATCCAATAGAAAACTCAATAGAAAAAATACAAGCCATCTCTGGTTACAACTTTGATTGGAAAGATGAAGTTGTAAAAGAAAGAGGCGGAGAGGATGATTACTTTGTCCGTAAGTCTGATGTGGGCGTAGTGGCTCAAGAGATAGAAGCTATTTTGCCAGAGGCTTGCGCAACTAGACCTGACGGCACAAAAGCAGTCAGATACGAACAACTAGTGCCTTTGTTAATCGAAGGCATAAAGGAACTAAAAGCAGAAATAGAAGAACTTAAAAAATGAGCGACCAACTTAATAGTTCAGGTCCTATATCCCTTGGTGGATCCACCGCAGGAGAATCAATTAATTTAGAACTAGATGCTTCGGCTACAGCAGCTAGAGACATGAACGAAGCTGCTTTCCGTAAATTAGGCGGAGTGGTTTCAAGCGGTTCACAAATATCTATGTCGCAATTTTACGGCAGGTCTAAATACGCTACTGTAACTTTTAATCCAAGCGCTTTGCCCGGAACAACGCAAAGATATATAGGCGGGCGTATAACAGACGGCTATAATTCACAAGACTTTGGAAATTATTCTGATGCCGTAAGCGGTTATAGCGCCGGCAGTTTTACTTTTACGTTTAACACTGCTGCTGGCAGGGGATTAGCCTTGACTCTAAGATGTATATCTGGGTTTGGCAGCGGCACGGAAACTTTTTCTTGTTGGGTAACAAGTGCCACTGAAACCGCAGGTGTTACTAGCAGAGTAGGCTTAGTGAGCACGGGTAGCGGTTCTATCTCTACTACTTCAAACAATATTGATTCTACAGAAAGGGTACAAGGCACTTACGCTACCGCAGCAAACGGAGACAAATCACAACTTACTTGGGGATTTGACGATACCAACGGTGGTTTGCCGACAAGCTACATTGGCAAAGCAATAAATCTTAAATACACATCGCCGACTGGCGCAACTTATACTTACACTATAAACTTAACGTAACATGGAAAACGAAAACGTTCACTATAATGGGTTATACAAAGTAACTAATTACGATCCAGAATACGACGAGGAGGAGTAAGATGGCTGAAGATTATGTAATTTATATTTTTGCGGCTGTTTGTTTTGTTATTCTTTTTCCAGCTTTATATTATCTAACTAGAGATAAAAATATTTTAGTTAGAGCTAGAGATAAAAAAGGCAGATATATAGCTGACGACCCTGATACACCAGAAAATGAAGCTTTTACGGTTGTAAAAAAAACAAGAAAACGTAAAAAGAAAAAATGAGCGATATGGAAACGGCTAGAGAGGCTATGACTAAAATACATTCGCATGAGCGTGAATGCGCTATACGTTACGAAAATATAGAAAAAAGATTAGAAGAAGGCTCTAAAAGATTTGGTAGATTAGAACTAATGATATGGGGTCTGTACGCGGGTATGGCCGCTATAGAGATAACATCCAGGGTAATTTGATGTATGAATACGGTTGTACAGTAGAGCGAGTCGTTGATGGCGATACAATAGACGTAATATTAGATTTAGGATTTTCTGTATCTTATAAATCAAGAGTACGTTTATACGGTATTGATACCCCTGAAAGCCGTACAAGGAACAAAGACGAAAAAGCTAGAGGCAAGCTTGCTTCTGCTTTTTTAACTAAAGCTATTGAATTAGCAGATCAAGTTGTAATTAGAACAGAACTAAAAGATTCTAGGGGTAAGTTCGGCAGAGTTCTAGGTACAGTTGTATGTGATGGCGAAGATATTAATCAAGGTATGGTAGACGGAGGCTTTGCAGTCAAATACTACGGTCAAAGTAAAGCTGATGTTGAAGAACAACACATGATAAACAGACAAAAACTTATAGATACAGGTATTTTTGATCCTGACAATATTTAGATATGGATGAGCAACCGATAAAGAAAAAACTAGAACTAGATATTGATGTGACACCACACAATCAGAGTGCTAATCCTTATCAAAAATGGATACATCTTGCGCGAGCAATAGATTCTTGGCGGATCTTTCCTAGGCTTTTTTTGAGCGTCTACATATTTCTCCTATACTATTCAACTATGTGGTTCATGAGCTTAGAAGATCCGTCTCTAGAGCAGAGCGGTTTGATATCTATTATTGTTGGCGCTGGTGCCGCCTGGTTCGGTCTGTACGCAGGCACATCAAACTCAAGTAAAAACTTCAAAGGCGAGGATTAAATGGAATGGTTCGACCTAATTGCAGAATTAGGTGTGCCTATCGCCGGAGCCTTAGTGATGGCTTATTTTATATTTCTGGTAATGAAACAACTTATGGACGGTTTAGTTGCAGAAATCAAAACCATACAAGGCATTACACAAATGCTTATTACACGCGCGTCTATAATGAACAACGATATGATCCGTATAGATACCAGCGTTTCTTCTGCTTTAGATTTGAGTCCTGATCTCAACCGTATAGCTAGAGCTGAAAATTTTGTAGAGGATGGGAAAATAGATGCAAGAAGAGACTGATGGATATAGTACAAATAGTTGCAGACTTTGGCTTTCCAGTTGTTATGGTTGTTGGTCTTGGCTATTTTGTTTTCTACGTTTGGCAAACAATAACCAAAACAATAGATCCAGCAGTACAAGAAATGAAAGCTACTATAATACGTTTGACCGATCAATTACGCCTTTTAGACCAAGATATGATACGATTACAGCAAAAGGTCAATACTGTTTTGGAATTGAAAGAAGAACATAAACTAAAGGACCCAAATGAAAAGTTGGAAGGAACACAAAAA